TAGGGGTTCCCATAGACAGGTTCAATGAAGTGTTAAAGATATTGGCTCCTTCACCTGCCCCGGCATTGAGCAGAATAGACTACACAAACACCGTTGGTTCGAACGCGAAGCTAACTTTTGATGCTAGCAACCAAATAACAGACTATGCAAACTCTTCAACTACAGCTGGTTTCGACGCAGTAGTTGAAGATGGACTATATGAATCGGAGACTAGTGGTTCTAATGAAAGGCTTGGTATTTACAACGGAACACAAGATATCGAAGGCGCTCTAAACTTCAACGTGACGGCTTCCACCACAAATGGAAACATTGCGTATTCAGATGATTCTTTTGGAAATGCAGAGACTGGTTCTTTAAAGTTGGAATTGAACGGAGCAATTATACACACAGTAGACCTGGCTTCTCACAACTCTGGAAACAGTTATCTTAATTCAACAGGGTCTGGCTTTACAAACTTATCCGTTACTTCATCGACACTAGATGGCAATGGAGCGAATTGGGGCTCTATATTCAACTACAGAACAGCTCAATATAAAATCGATACACTAGACCAGAGAGCTGGTTGGAACTATGCGAGAATGATACATACAGTAGGTTCAACAGACTATGCAACAAATTATGTTGAATGGATAAATGATCCAGACGGAGCGGCATTAGCGCTATCAACAGCCAATCAGACAATAGATGAAGTAAGTCTTATAGGTTCTAAGTACGTCTCAGGAGTGCAATATAATACAGACTTAACTGCAAAATATAAAGTCGATATCAACAATATGTATCGAAATGTATACCCAGATGGTAATGTCATATCTTTCAACACAACAAATGCAGACTCTATAACCGTTCAGGATTTAGATCCAATTGGCGCTTCAGAGGATCAAACAAAGATAGTCCAAGTAACAGGAAGTGTTAATAACAATCAAAACACACTGTTAAATGGAACTATCACAGTCTCTTTAAACGCAACACATCCGTTAAAGTCAAACTTAAGTAGTGCAGGTGCGGCAACTTTAACAGGAATGTTGATAGACAATGATACTAGTGGTAATAACTCAAACCTTTCTGAAACTTTCATTGATGAAGACTTTAGAATAACTTCTGGTGCATACGACACACAAAATTCAGTTACAGCTGGTGCGGCAACTTGGAACTCGCAAAATCACATGACATCATCAGGTGCTGCTGGGCATGAAGACGGCCTTTTGTTTTACAATAGAAAAATGTACAGTCCCAGATCTTCGAACGTCGCCAATAATGGTAATTTTTCAGGTTTAGCGAATGTAAGTGCTAACCAGCCAAATTATTCTGGTTTAGCAGGCATGAGAACTTTCTATAGAAAGATTCAAAATGATTCTGGTGCTGCGATACGTGATGTTAAAATTACCATGCAAAAATATCGTTCTCAAGTTACAAACAAAGATATGTCAACGCAGTCAGACAATAACGAAATAAATATATTTATCAAAGTTCCTGATCAAACTGGTTGGATGAAAGCAAACAATGATTTCTCTTTCGGAAGTGTTTTAGACAACGATGGAGCTCTGATTGATGGAGCTAGTGACAATTCAAATATTACATCGAATAACGAAGTGTCAGCAGTCCATTGTTTAACTTTTGGAACAGCTAGTGTAGCTGACAATGGATATTTTGTTGTAAAAATCTTGGCTCACACATCTTGGCTTGGGTATATAGAAAACCTACAGTTTCAACTTGGGGCTTCCGACGTCTCAGCACCAACAGAATCCTTCCTACTTGATGATTTGGACCTAGATGATACTGCTGGTGAGACAGCTAAATTATCTTTCGGAACTTCTAACGGAGTAGGTGGTTACATTAATGTTGCTGGTGGTGTAGGCTCTATGGGAGCAGTCAACTCTAACGGAACCTATACAGACAACTCAGATACAAATAGAGGAGTTTTCAAGACGATAGAGGTAATGGGTGGAACATTAAATGAAGATGTAAATCAAAGTACTGCTGGTTCTTTTTTGAACTACACAGCCAAATCGTTCAAGGATGCTCACACTGGTTCGTTATTACTAATAGTTAATGATGCGACCGCTAGCACATTAAGTTTATCGAACCTCACTTCAAATAACAATCTATCTTCCGACACAGGTTTTAGCGTTGGGACTGTAGGCTATTCAACAACTACCGACGGAATACCAGACTACACAAAGTCGTATCGAACAGGAACATTCAGCATTGGAACATCGCAACAAAGATCTGGTTGGAACTACGCTAGAGTAATACACAACCTAGATAAAGCACCTATGCAAATAATCACTGTAACATTTGTTAGAGATGGAGGGAATAAGTTTTATTTTGATGGAGCTGGTAATGTGACATTAAGTTTGAAAGTTGGTAACACTTACAGATTTCAAAGACCAGGTTTTTCATTTTCTACTCATCCATTAAAATTTAGCACAACTTCAGGTGGATCACATAATGGGGGATCTGAATACACAACTGGTGTCACTGTTACAACTAGCTATGTACAAATAATACCAGAGGCATCTGTGACCTTATACCCTTATTGTACTGTACATTCTGGTATGGGTGGTTCATCACAACTGAATATTACAGCAGCTACTAAAACTCAGACTAACTATGTTGAATGGGTAGTTGACACATCAGGTGCTGTTGATAATACAGCAGTAACAACTCCAACTCTTTCGGACTTTGGACATACAGATATCTATCACCAATCAGGTATCAAATACTATGCTTCAAATCCAACAGCTAGTTTTGATTTCTTAGCTTCTAATTTTTATTCAAATGTTCATTCAAACGAAGCCAACGCTATATCTTTCCCAACGGCATCAAATTGTCAAGTGACAAATATAAGAGCAGTCGGAACAGGAATAACAACATTTGATAGTGGAGTTTCTCAAACAGGAATGCCGGCGCTAAACAATAATGCCGATTGCGAGACAACAGCCATTCAGATAACAGGAACTTTACAATATAACGGAGCAACTCCATCTATCTTTGGAAGTTTGAGCACCTTCGCTGATCAAGACGTTGCAGTTAATGCAACAGTGTTACACCCTCTAAAGTCAAACAAAACCACCTCAACGGTTAGCAAGGCTAATCTAATGGTCTATTCTGGTTCTGTTGGAAGCACAAATCTAAATACAGAGGAATATTTCAACACAGAGACTTATAGAATTGTTTCAAATAATTATGCCAACCAAGCTGACATAACAGGGTCCTCTCAAGTTTGGAATTCTCAAACAGCCATGAACAATGGCGGAACTCATGATGATGGTATGGTGACAGCTGCTGGCTATGCATTGTCTCCTTTTAAAATCGGAGTTGCTGGAAACACTGGTCATGCTTCGCTTCAAGCCCCCGCAGGAAATCCAGACTACTCTTCATTGACAAGCGACACGAGAACATTTTACAGATATTTCAAAAACAACTCTGGTGTACTAAAATATAACAACATGAGCATAAGCCTGCATGGAGATGCCAATCTTGTTGGAAAAAGTGGAGCACATAATGGCTCTCTCGGAGCAAATAAAAATATACACGTAGAGTTGAAAGTCCCAAGTGATCCAAATTACACTGGTGGAGATGATAGGTCGACAGGTTGGTGTGATGTCATCAAAGATTGGGACGACACAGAAGACCTTGCTGTTGACGGAGCTGGAATTCTCAGTGTTGACCCTTTAAATCAAACAGTTCCCCCGGGTGGAAGAGTGCTTCCACTTGAATTTCAAGGCAAAGGAATCTATAATAATCAATATTTTGTTGTCAAAATCTCTGTTCATAAAGACTGGACTGGATATCTTTCTAGAATAAGGATGGCATACTCATGAGTACTAATATAAAGGTAGATAAAACCCTGATCAATATTGCTGCCAAGAAAGCTCTTGGTAAAGCTCATACTGCAACTATAGCTCAAACCCAGAACGAAACCATACCTTCAAATGTGCAGGTGAGTGCTGAGACAACATTTGGACAATCTGTTCCTAATACTGTGAATACCGATACTTTTTATTCCATCCAGAGTGGAACAGTAGAATATATAGAGTTTGATGTTGCGCATGTTGTTGGCTCTGACTATGATGAAGATGATTATTCTGGTTATGGTGGTTCTGAAAACTCCAGTGACACACATCACGGCTACTATCTCAAATTGCCATCAAACTATGTTGCTAGTTCTTCCAATCCAAATAAAAACACAGGATTTTTTGCGAACAGTCAACGAATTTATGACACAAGAGGAAAGCTTCAACTTGTCCCCCCTTTCTTATCTAATGCGGCGTCAAATAAATATAATTTAAAATTATATGATCAAACCAATACAAGGATTATGCCCGGAGATAGTATTGACTGGACCATTGATTATTACAATGGAATTGTTTTTGTACAAGATCCAAACACTTCAAAGGTTCCAACGAAAGCTAGGGCTTTTCTTTACATTGGAAAAATGACAAGCACAGTTATCTCCGAAGCAGGTGGACAAATAACCGTAAAAGATGAAGGTTCTAACATCACAACAGCAGCTTCAAGCTTTAACTTTGTTGGAGCATCAGTCGTTGCAAGTAATAGTGGAAATGATGTAACGGTAACTTTATCATCAGACGTCTTCTCGAGAACAGCAGTGACATCCACAACAACATCGTCTGTTTCAGACAAGATACTTGGAGTATCAGCCTCGGCAGCAATCGACATAAGATTGCCGGCAGCCTCAGGTTTTACTGGAGGTCAGTCATTTACGATAAAGGATGAAGCCGGCAATGCGAATATAAATAATATTACAATAAAAACAGCAGGGTCCGATACTATTGACGGTCAAAGCTCAATTATGCTTGAGTCGCCATACTCGGCAGTCAATCTGTATAGTAACGGCTCTAATAAATTCTTTATTTACTAAAGTGAATACATAAAGTTATTTACTATTTATAACGAAATGGGCGTGCGCGTCCATGAGTCCCTATGTTCGTCATGGTGGACTCAGCTATAAATATCTATGGAGGATTTAAAATGGCTTATAAATTTCAAATAGGGGCTGCTACACTTAGCGGTTCTATTAATGTTGCAGATGGCGCGATTAGCGGATCTGCTGTTTCAGACACTCTTGCTAGTGCAATAATTTCTGAGATCGACGCTGGTGAGATTCCAATTGCAAAACTTGCTGCTGATGCAACAATTTCTGGAAAGTCTCTTGGTGGAACTCTTGACTCTTTGACCGATGGAAACGGTATTACTGACTTCACATACAATGGTTCTGGTGCTGTTGCTATCAGTGTTCAACTTAATGGAAGTACTCTCAGTAACGGAGCTAGCGGACTTTCTTTAAATTCTGTTTATGTTGCAAGTGACGGTCTAGAAGATGATAGTGGAAAACTTCGAGTTTCACTTTCAGGTTCTGCTAGTGGTCTTAATAGAGATTCTGGTGGTATCAAAGTTGCTCTCTCAAGTTCAGGTGGTCTTGAAGCTTTAAATGATGGACTTAAGGTTAAAGTTAAAGCAGCTTCTGGTATTGACTTGGATGCTGATGGTCTTCAATTGGATGACGCATATCTCAGAGGAAAAGTTTCCGCAACAGATGCTGGTGGTGATGGTTCTTTTGCTTATAATAACACAACTGGTGTATTTACTTACACAGGCCCTTCAGCTGCTGAAGCAAGAGCTCATGTCTCTGTAACAGACGCTGGTGGTGATGGAAGCCTTGCTTATGCTCCTGGAACTGGTATATTTACTTATACTGGCCCTTCAGCTGCTGAAGTTAGAGCTCACGTTAGTGCTGGAACTGGTGTTGCAGTTAGTAATGGTCAATTTTCAATCGGTCAGGCAGTAGCTACTAGTGATAGTGTTACTTTCCAAACCGGTTCTTTCCAAGGTGATGTTGTTATTACTGGTGATCTTACTGTTAATGGTGATACTGTTACTCTTAATACAACTGAATTAGAAGTTGAAGATAGCAAAATTAGAATCGGTAAAAATGCTGTAAACCTTGCCGGCTCAACTGGTTATGGTTTTGAAATCGGTAATAATTACGCATCTCTTGTCGTTGGTAATGGCTCTGATGTCAACACTGCTTTCGTTTCCTCATTGGAAATTAAAGCATCTAGATTTATTGGTGATATGGAAGGTTCATTAGCAGAGTCCGTTCAAACAATCAGTGCCGATGCGACTTTAGATCTTGATAACGGAACTATTGTTCTTATTAACGCAGCCGGTGGAGACGTTACTCTTACCTTACCTGCTTCCGCCGGAAAATCTGGAAAAGTCATTAAGATTAAAAGAATAGATTCAGCAACAGCTAACTCTGTTACTTTAGATGGTAATGCAAGTGAGACTATGGATGGAGCTGCTACTGTTGCTCTAGACTCAGCCTTCGCAGGTTTAAGTTTAATTTCTAATGGCGCCAACTGGTTCATTCTGTAATTTATTACAACAAGATTATTATCTTATGTTCTCAAAAGAAGGTCGGGCGAAAGCTCGACCTTTTTCTATTTATTGTTAAAGGAGAAGAAATATGGCTTATAAGTTTTCAAAAGGTGATCGAGGTCTTGGAGATATCAAATTCGAAGACGATTCAGATACAGGGATTGATTTTGATCAAGATCAAATAGACTTCCAAACCAGCGGATCAACAAGGATGCAGATACACAATGCAGGCGTTGATGTCCAAGGAGACCTGTCAGTTGCTGATGTTTTTTTAATAGGACAAGATGGAAAAGTAAACCAAGGCTCTAGCGATGCACCAGTAAACTCTTATGTTTTACGACACAATGCAACCGATGGTAATAATGGAATGATGATTATGAACAATTCAACATCAATCTCAACAGATAACTTGCTAGGAGGGATTGGTTTTGATTCTAATGATGGAAACGAACCAAGTTCAATATTAGAAGCATCAGTTTATATCGCAGGATATGCAGCAGAAGCACATGGCGCTTTTGACAAAGGTGGTTATTTGGTTCTAGGTGTTTCTCAAATTAACGATAATGATGACACAATCTCAACAGAAATTCTTAGGATGGAGCAAGGTTCAATCACAACAACAGTCCCTATCCACATCAGCGGCTCTCAGACAGAAGGTTTAAGAATAGGAAAAACCGCAAGTGGTTTTAGTGAAATACAATTTGAAACTGAAGGTGTAGATACAGCATTCATACAAGTTGATTCTTCCGAAGGAATGATTATCGGATGTCAGTCCCTCAACGATGAAATTTCTTTTCAAACTACGGGTACCGATGGCACTCTTGAAAGAATGAGAATAGAGTCAAGTGGAGACATTGGGATTAGTGTGTCAAATGCCCTTTATCGACTTGATGTCCATGATAACACTACAAGTTTCGTGGTTAATTTTCAACAAGAGTCCAACGTTGCCGGAGCAGACATGATGCGTATGGACTTTTCAGACGAAAGTAATCCAAGCGGTCAAATCATATATGTGCTTGATAAAGATAATGATCGTATATATCAAGTTGTTGGAAACGGTGCAGGCGGATCAACCGTGAATACATCTTTTACAGCAGGGCATGATACAGTTATACCTCAAGGAACAAACGTTATTCCCGGTATGATTGTTGAGAGTACTGGTGTTGTTTGGTATAAACCTACAGACATTACTTCAGAAACAGCGTTGCCAAAATGCAGACTTGCATCTTCAGACGGATCTAAAACAGTGTTTGGTGTTGTAGGAGGGTTCCCAGCTCCTGATACACCAAAAGAAGAAGATTTGCCTTACGTACGAAATGGCTATGTGATAGCTCCGGCATTTCCTGCATACGGAAGAGCAGCAGGAGTAGCCTCAGACGAATGGCAAATTAATACCATGTCCATAGGAGAAGGAGTTATCTGGGTTTCTGATATAAATGGTAACATAGAGAATGGAGATTTTATAGAAAGCTCTTCTATTGCGGGCTACGGACGAAAACAAGACGATGATATCATGAGGTCAAAGACTGTAGCAAAATGTACAGAGACTGTAGATTGGTCTTCAATAACGGATACTGTATCCTATGGAAACCAAGAGTATAAGGTAAAATTAATGAGCTGTACTTTCCATTGTGGGTAAGTAACAGCATCATATATAGGCGAAGAAAAAAAGAGTCTCTAGTTTAAAACACAGGCACTAATAGTCTCTCTTGACAATAGAATGTCCTTTTCTGTTTGTAATCACTATTTATTGTTGATAAACGTTTATTAGGAGATGTATTAATGTCATCAATGTTAGAACAAGCAATTGTCGACGCTCAGGCGTTGCGCGAAGCAGCACTCAAGAATGCTGAACAATCTGTAATTGAAAAGTATGCCCCCGAGATTAAGGCTGCTGTCGAGTCCCTCTTAGAAGGAGACAATAAGCAAGAAGTAATTAAAGAAGAGTATAATATCCCATATGCTTCCGACCCTGTCGATGAAGAGCAAAATGTGGAAATGGTTGTTGAATATGAATTCAATCCCGAAGACTTTAGCTTGGATTTAAATTCGCTTCAAGAAGCTCCAGAACAAGCCCCTGAAGAGTCTGCAATGGATATAGGTATAGACACCCCTGCTGCAACTGAAGAAGCTCCTCCTGCGGCAGATGCTGGCGGTTTAGAAGATCTTTTATCAGAGTCTGATCTCTCTGAAGATAATGACCTTGTAAGTGAAATACTTGCAATTCTCGGAGAGTCCGATGAAGAAGAGGTTATTGATGAAGGTTTAACCGTTGATGTTGGAGCCGAGAAGCATGGTTGGGTAACAACCGACGATGCAACCAGAAAATACGATCAAGAATTAGAATTGGCTAAGCGCCAATCAGATGAATATAAAAATAATGCCGAACAATTGACCGGAGAGCTAGAAGGCTTGAAAGTCACATTGGCAAACTATCAAACAAATCAAGACAAGCTTCATAGTGCTGTTGCAGATATGAAAGACAAGCTTGAAGAAGCATTGATTAGCAATGCCCGTTTACTATATACAAATAAAGTTTTAAGCGATGCCTCCTTGAATGAGCGACAAAAGTCAAAACTTGTCGAAGTCATCGCTAAGGCAGAAACAATAAAGGAAGCAAAGTCTTTGTACGAGACCCTTAAAGAAGCTACAGTGGGAGCAACCAAAAAGTCTCCACAATCACTTAGTGAGTCCGTAAATCGAAGATCAAACCTTTCCCACGTTATGCCACGCCGCAAGCAAGAGACTTTAAATGAAAACAATTCTTTCTCTGAGAGAATGAAAAAGCTTGCTGGCCTAGACTAAAAATACAATTAAGGAGGTATAAAAATGTCTATTATAGAAAAATTGACAGAAGGTATCGTCAACCGTGATATGAAAGCGGAAGGTAGTGCACTTCTAAACAAGTGGTCCTCAACTGGACTTCTTGAGGGCTTGGAAACAGGCCATCAACAGGCGACAATGGCTCGTCTTTTGGAAAACCAAGCAAAAGAATTACTTCGTGAGTCTTCTAGCATGAGTGCTGGTGACGTTGAAGGTTTCGCTGCTGTAGCTTTTCCTATCGTTCGTCGTGTATTCGCCGGACTTATTGCAAATGATCTTGTAAGTGTTCAACCGATGAGTTTACCATCTGGTTTGATCTTCTTTCTTGACTTTACTTTCTCACCAGCTAAAGGTGCAGACGCAACTGGTCAAATTGATCCTCGTTTTGGTAACACCACTGATGGCAACTCTTCAATCTACGGTACTGACAAACTCGGTTCTGGAGTAATTGATGGTGTTAATCTTGTCGGCTCATCAAAGCAAGATATATCTGGTCCTCGTGGAATGGTTGGTTATGCTTACGCTTCTCCAAGTGGAAGTAACAGTACAGCGGTTGCTCAAGCTAATGCTTCTTTGAAGTCTACTTTCGTTTTAGATGGTGCCGTTTCAGAAGCTAACAAAAAACTTATCAAGTACGATGCTGATCTGCTAAGTGTTACCGATTCTAGCCTGATGGTTGGAATTGTTGATATTGAACAAGCACAACTTGATGCTGCTCAAGGTGAACCTGATTATGAAAATATGTCCGCTTTTAATATTCAAAAGCTTACAGGAACAGGCGGTCTTCAAGCATCAGATTCTGCTTTTACAGCA